GAAGAACACACGCAAATCTTCACACTTAAGTTTCAAATGCAGTCGGACGAACGGACCGACCAACCGAAGGGGGACGAAAGGGCCCCCCACCCCACCGAAGCAGGAGGTAACGCCTCCGCAACACCGACCCCCCAAGGCCCACCAGCCGCGGGAGGACGCCCACGTCCCGCACGACAGATCAGCCATACACGCGATCTCGAGCGCGCTGTCATCCGAACAGACCCGGACCAATGGTACACTGGAGTATCCGTTGAGACCCGAGCTTTCGCGTTGTTACAGATGCGCATCGAAGGAGAGTGGATACCGGCAGAATGGATGCAGGGCATGTTCGGCGATCCCATCGAGTGTGATGGAACCGACGCTGGGTGCCACGGAAACTGGCAGCAGGCGCGTGAGAATGTCACTGATTTATTTTCAGAACTACCTCGCCCTGTCTCGCAAGTTCTGGACACTGAGTTCGACCCCACTCTTGTGAACGGTACAACGGGTCAATGGTTCTCGCAGGATATGCTTGACACAACAGAGACGACTCGTGGATCTGAGCTGATCAAAAAGTTCATGTCCGAAATGGATCACGCGCTCCACTCGTATGGAGTGCAGATCGAAACCCGGGAAACCAGGGCCATCACGCGTATGCTTGTCATAAAGTTTATGCTGATCTGTTCGATGGCCTTCGGCGTACCTGTGGTCGACGCTGCCAGCACTGGCGCCGACTACTGGAATATGGTTTTTGAGCTGTACCAGAGGAGGATCTGGTTGTTCTCGCTTGACATCACCGACATTTATGAAGGTATGATGCACTATGCGAGTCTGACTTGGATTTGCACTTCTGTTGCTGTTCCCATGACTGACTACCAGATTAACGCCGCTTGCACTGCGAAAGACCTGCCTATGCATTTCTGCGAGCTGTTTGCGTCAAATCAGTACGATCCATCGTACTACTACGGTCAACTCCGTGCCTTCCTTGTCCCCGAGCAGCGGTGTGGTTACGTCTTGAATGCGTCGCCCACCGTCTGGTTCTGGAGGTTCCTCGTGTGGCACGCGGTGTTTTTCTGTGGAGTGTTGATGGTCTGGTTGTTGTGGAAATGTCTTCGCCTCACCTTCCGAACACTTGTAGCTTTCTGCCGGGCCGTCGCTCAGGTAGGCAGACTCATCTCCGACTTACGTTCTTATCGCTTGGACGTTCGATCTGTGCGGATGTCCTCTGTCACCGTCGATGCAGATTCCGACGATAGTATCAAGTTGTTCAAGTTGGTGGGTGCAGCTCAACACCCATTCGATTCCCTTGAGATGTCTGTGAAAGGATCAGAGATTAGGACAAGTGGTGTTGTCCCAGGGTGCGTCTACTTAGTGAGTGTCTACAATGACGTGACAACGTACATTGGAATGGGTTTCCGTTACAATGACTATCTCGTCACTGCTCAGCACAACATCTTCGCTATGACGTCCGTCCCAGGAACCCACTACCTTGCACCATTCGTGCCGGACCGTAAAGGCGAGACATGTGATCTTGACACCGACAGGATGTTGAAACTAACACCAGAAATGATTTCTCGCGATATTGTCGGCGAGCGATACCCTGGCTACGATGCATCGATTATACCGATCTCGCAAGCTGAGTGGAGTCGCCTGCAAGTCAAGACGCTTGATACCTCGGACGCTGTCTGGGGAGCAAATGTGACTGTTTACGGGCTCGAGAAGAGCGGAAACAAAAAGTTGCAGCGCTCATTAGGAAACATTGTAAAACGGGAAGATGCTCCACTCACGGAGGTTTTCTACACAGCATCCACTCTCAAAGGGTGGAGCGGCTCACCTGTCTTAACCGGACAGCGCAAAATTGTCGCTCTGCACTGCGGAACAAACGGCGAACACAATCGCGGTCTGAACATTGCTTACGTCAAACTGTTCATCGAGTTGCACGAGATCTCCAATCTGGAGGATTATGAAGACAACAAGATGGCTAAGGTGAAGCACTCGTACAGAGGCCGCAAAGGCCGTGTCGCCAGGAGGCTAGAGGAGTTGGACCTTGAAGAGGCCGAAGATCGAGCGCATTCCGTTAGACTTCGCGTCCACCAAGCGTCCAACGGCGCGATTTGGTTCGCATCAGCAGCAGAAGAGGAAGCCGCCCTTCGCACACACAAGCTCGACTGGAGAGATACCTCTTATGACAACGAGCATGCTGAACTGCCTCCCCACACCCAGCAAACTGTTCCGCTGGAACTCGAGAAACCGGCCCTGCCGCCCTCACCACGACCAGATCGGTTGTTTTCTTATGCTGAAAGCGCTCCCTTCAAGATCGAGAGAAATGAGATTCGACTCTCAGCTCCGTACTTCAAGGGACTGCCTGAAGATCCTGAGAGACACCTCGACATGGAAATGGCGAAGACGATAGGGTACACCCCCGAGGCATTCGGCTTACCTCGGGCCACTGACCAAGCAACTGCCATCAGACGATCCAAAGTCTCGCTGAGCAAAAGCTTACAGGAAGCCGTTGACATCAGACTCAACGCAGAAGCCCCCAGCACTCAGATCCGAGCTATTGTAAAGTCGGTGATGTTAACGATGTTGAAGGACCTGCGATATGTGGTCGATGGAGATGGCGTGACTAAAGAGAAGATTCTATCGCAGCTGCACTCGAGCGCTGTTGGCTCCTCAAAGTCTCCTGGCCTTCCATACGTTAGTGAAGGGTTCACATCGAATGCGGCGCTCCTGTCCGCTCGTACACCTGAAGAAGTAGCATCCAATGCGAAACAGAAGTATGACGACGGCACATGGCAGCAACCATCGATTGACTTCCTGAAACTTGAACCGACGAAGGTATCTAAGCTTGATGCCGGATTGGATCGAAACGTGCAAGCCGTTGGGCTCGACACACAACTCTACTTCAGATGCCACTTCTCTGGCCTCGTTGACGCTGCAACTTGCAATTACAGGAAATCACCTGTCATGAGCGGTTGGAGTCCAGTCAAACCTGGTGACGGAGAGCACCTGTATAGAAAGTGTTCGAAAAAGAACCGAATGCTCTTTGAGTACGACGGCATCGCCCACGAGTTCCGCGCGCACACCGAAGAGAACTACGCAGACATCGACGACATCTTTGTCGCTCTAGCCATTCCAGGCAAAGGCGTCTCAGACGAGAAGATGAAAGAATGGCGCGATGACGCGCGCCACTTCTTGAAGGAGGTAGGGAAAAGCGGATATCAGTTTGCCGACGGCACGCTAGTTACCAAGACGGTACCATTCATCTTGAACAGCGGCCGCTTCGACACTTTCATCCGCAATTCCATGGCCGTCCTTTACTGGAATCTGGTAGGACTGCTTGACATGGGATACACGATAGACGAAATCCGAGATGACTTCGATCTGACCGTCGGCGGTGATGATGTGATTGACCTTGTGCCACTCACCTTCTCGCCCGAACGGTTCCAGGCAGCACTCGCGAAATACGGCATCGCAATCCACAAGCTCAAGCTAGGTAAAATTGGTGACGGTTTTGAATTCTTCTCGTGGCATTTCTCAAAGAATGCATATGGGCAGGTTCAATGGGTTCCTACAAGGTTCTCCAAGCACGTCGCAAAGCTTCTTTGCACCAGGCATGAAGATCGACCTGAGGCGTTGGTAGCGCATATGCTCAACTGGGTCCACTCTGAGCCGCACTTTGCATTCTTTCGAGATGCGTATGTTGCGGCCCAGCAGGCAGGACACCAAGAGTACGCGCTCTCAGCAATCCCAGATCGCCATGCCGTGATCGCACACCTTCGGGGTGAAGAAGCCTTGAACAATGGTCAGGCACTGGTCGAAGCTTTCATCTCTTCTGTGAAAGCCTAGGCCGACCGCGTGAAGACGCGTATATGTAGTCCGTGACACACTGGGTGAAATTAAATTTCAAAAAGAGACACAAAAACATCACACATCACCCGTTGTGATTTGAGTAAGCCAGAAAGAATGGCAAAAGGAAAAGCGACCCAAATTGTGGTGTACAAACCACCAGTCAGAAAACTTAAAAAGAAAACAAAGGTCGCCAAAAAGAAGAAAAACAGCAGCAGCAGGCCGTCCAATGCAATGCTCTCAGATCCGAGCGTTAGTTCGTACTTGGCTGCACTGTCTAATCCGTTCAGCGACCGCGCCGGTGGCGCGCGCGTGCCGGACCAATTCAGTGCCCATACAACGACGTTCGAGCTTCGGGCATCGCACACGATCACGGCTTCTGCACTAGGGAATATAGGAGTTTGGGTTATGCCCAACGTAGTAACTGCGATGGTAGTCCCCGATGGAACCTTTCCTGGCTCCCAAACGATCACTTGGATGAACAACACTTCAGCGAATCCCTCGTGCTCGCGATGGGGCTTTGATCGAGACACCCTCGGAAGCCGCCTTCAGAACTACCGAATCGTCGGTATGGGAGTGCGCGTGGCGAACATGTCCAGCATGACGAATTCCTCAGGCAAGATCATTATGGGATCCTACCCCATCAATGCATACTATGTCACAAAGGATTTCGGCGTGGGCGGGACAACACCAGCCACCAACACTTCCGCAACAGGCGCCAACACCTGCTCTAAGTGGGGCATTCTAAATTCCGCAGGAGTGATTGACTACGCGTCATTGGTCAATTACCCGGGAACTAAGGTTGTATCTGGTCTCGAGGCTGCAGAGCACGAGTTCGATGTCATCCCAAAACCGTGCCAACCGTCTGCGTTTGAGTTCCGCGAACCAAACGACAGCTACCAAGGCTACGGGTTTACTGGGTACATCTCGGGCTCTCTCGCTGCCGGAGATCCAAGCTACCTCAAGCTCGATGGGTTCGAAGCTTGCTTCATCGCTCTAACAGGCGGCGTGGCCAGCACCACGGCCCTCGATATTGAGATTGTCTACCACATTGAAGGTGCACCCCAGATCGGCGCAGGCAACGCATCCAACAACTTCGTCAACCAGCAAGGTTCGCAAAGCCCTACTAACATGTCAGGATTCTTTTCTGCTGTTGAGTACGCGCTGAAGCTTCCAACTGTGCGACAAGCCACACACGTCGCTGCCGACATGGTACATCCCCTTCTAGGAAAGTTCGCAAGAGCTGTGTATTAATGCTGCAACAAAAAAAATTTTACATGTTTCGGAAAACATGACCTCGTCAGGGCCCCTAAAACAGGGCTTTGGCGTTGAGGGTTCTCAACACCGAAAAGGGAAAATGCCGGAGATAAAGGCTACCTGATTGAGAAGAAAGACTTTCACAAACCAAGCATCTTAGCTGTCACATGCAAGCCTCGATGCGATACTGGGC